CCTGCTTGCCCTTCAGAAGGTATTGGGCCAGTGACTCGGCTTGCTTGCCGAACATCGATACACGCACCCATTGGGTAGGGCGCTTGCCGTCATCTCCCTTTCGGCCATAGTTATAGGCCGCTGCGAGTTGTACGACGGTGGTGCCTCCTTGGGTCACGCGGGTTTCAGCATCACGGCCCAGCGTGAAAAGTCCTGTCAAAACTGCCATGTTTTTTCCTTATGCGGCCTGCTTGGCCTGTTCGTCGTTAGCGGCCAACGCGGCGCGCAGCTTCTCTTCGTATTCGGCGACCAGTCGCGCGAAGGCCATCAGGTCAGACTCCAACTCTTCGATTGCGTCCTCGTCACGCGTGATGCGCTTGATAACCATGTGCTCAAGATCGGGAACCCAGAGCACCAAATCCACCCACTGGCGGCCCAGGAGCCAGAGATAGCCCAGGCACTGATCGATGTAGCCAGACACATCTCCCTCCGCGACAGCAGTAAAGAGCGTGTCGCTGCTCACCATGGTCTTGATTTCCAACACGCCAACGTCGTCAATCAAGCCGTCTGGGGATAGCCCAAACAGGCCGTCTTCAGTGGTGAAGAACCCCACCTCCTGGACCAAATTGCCCGTTCTACGCTCGTATGCGCGCCGGGCTAAAGGCTCCTGTTCTGTGCCGGTGCGCATCGCAGCGTTCTGGAACTTGCCCGGCGCCTTGCCGCCAGTCCGCTCCCGAGCGGTGTCCATTGCATAGTCGATGCATGCTTTAGAGGGCTGTCCGCCCTTTAGCTTGTCTCGGCAGTCCTTGAAGCGCGAGCCGGTGATGCAGCCCTTGCGCACTGCAAGCCATTGCTCGCTGCCTTGCTCGTAATCGTGTTCAATCATTGCGCGGCTCCCTTCTTGTCAGCGTCCTTGGCGGCCTTCTTGAGTGAGTAGCTCTCAGGCTCCAGTGCTTCGCGGTCCTCAGGAGAGAGTGCCTTGATGTGCTTGCTCAGCGAAGCCCAGCCGCCCATCGCCGCATCCCGGGCGGCCGAAAGCAGGTGCAAGGGGACTGCAGCCGGGGGCGATTCGCCATCGGTGTCATCACCGCCCTCAGCCACGCCGCAAATAGCCTTCAGGGTGTAGCGCTCAAGGTAGCTCTTGGTGCTGGCTCGCGCCTGCAGGATGTTTTTGGCGCCGCCGGTATCGGGCGGCCCGCCCATGCTGACCGATTCGGAGTGCCCATTAACATGCTTCAAGGCGCAGGTAACTTCGATCCAGTCCTTCTCGTCCTTGGTCAACTTCCAGGACGCGCTGAGCCCGTGGCGTGAAAGCGCCGGCGTTACGGCATCCACCACGTCATGCAACTCTGCGTAGTCGCGGCCCCGTAGCGGACCGTCAGTAACCTTGCGGCCTTTTACGATGCGCACCGCTTCGGCTTTGAAGGCGGCGAAGGCCACGTTATAGGCCTTTTCCGCTTCCTTTCGCTCCCAGCGGTCCTGCACATCCATCATCTTGCCGATCTCTTCCGGGCTGATGCCTTGCGCGAATGCCGCCATCATCATCGCTGCTGGAGAATTGGGAGCCAGCGCCGTGGAATGTGTGGTCGCCAGTGGAGAGGCTTGCCGGGTGACAGGCTCAAGCTCCAAAACCTCTGCATGGGTAGTTGCGTTCATGGCTTACTTTCAGTAGGCAATCGAAACTGCCGGGATGGATTTCTTGGCAATCAGGGTGACTGCCAGCTTGGCGCACTCTTCGGTCATGCCGCCTTGCACGAAGGCTTCCAGGGCTGCGCGGTTGATGGCGGCCTTGTGCGCCTTGTCGCGTTCGCGGCGCTTGGCCTCCGCAGCTTCTGCTGCTGCTTGGGCTGCTACGCGGCGCTGTTCTTCTTCAACAGCTGCTGCGGCCCGGCGCTCTGCATCAGCCTTGGCCTGCTGCTCGCGCTGTACAGCCTCGGCTTTCTCACGCTCTGCACGCTCAGCGGCCAGCTTCAACTCCAGCTCGCGGCGTTCCGCTGCAGCCTTCGTTTCTTGCTCACGGCGAATTACAGCTTCTCGCTCGGCCTGGGCCTTGGCCTCGGCTTCTCGCTGGGCGCGCTCTGCTGCTTCGCGAGCAATGCGTTCTTCACGCTCCTTTTGCTCACGGGCGGCTGCTTCGGCGCGGAGGCGGGCGAGTTCGGCCTGCTCGGCTTCGTGCTTCTCCCGGGCGGCGATGGCGGCATTCAAAGCCTCCAGTGCCTTGGCTTTCGCCCGGTGAGCCTCCGCCTCGTATTCTTCGAGGCGGTCGCCGATGGCAATAGTCTCCAGCTCTGAGAGTCGCTGCTGGAGCGTCTCGGCATCAACGCCCTCGAAGCCCTGACCGAAGAATTGGATGCGGGTGATGCAGCTTTGGTGCTCTTGCTTGCGGGCTTCCTCGGCTTCCTCCCAGGCGGTCAATGGGGCGCGCACTTCGTCTTTCCAGAGGTCAAGCAAATCGCGCATTCGCTTGCGTTCGGCGTCGATCTTCTTTGGCACATCCTTGAGGTCGGCGACCAGGTCCTTGCCGATGTTGTCCAGCGCCGTCTTGCCCTTCGCCACCTTGTAGGCGATGGAGGCAATCGCGTCGCGGCCCTTCTTGGTGGTCACGTCCGGCACAAAGGCGTCCAGCTCGGCCTTGATCTGAGCGAGGAATGGGTCCAGGCCCTTGGGCGTGCTGTAGACCTGCAAAGCCGTATCGCTGGGCGGCAATGCGATGAGGTCGGTGTTCTGTTCTTTCATGGTTCTTCCTCAGCTAGCCACAGCGCCCAGGCAGAGCGCGAGCAAAAGAAAAGCCGCTACAACGAGCGGCTTGGGGGTGTGGTGGATGTACTTGATGGGGGGCACTACTTCTTCTCCTGCATCGCCCGTAGGCGCCGGTATTTATCAAAGGTCTTGCGGATATCGGTCTTGAGGGCCGGCACGTAGCGGCTGGGCTTCTGGCCTCGCTCGGGGCACAGTGCTCGGGTTGGCATGGTCAGCATGGGGGTGGTGGTCATAGATCAATACCTGCCCTTTCCTTGATTCGCGCCGCCTCATCTGCCGTAACCAGCAGCAAACGCATTGGCTCATCAACCATGGTGTTGATGGCTGCTTCTAGCGCCGACACGGTCCACACAATATTCAGTGGACTCGCACGCTGCTTCACAAGCTGGTCTGCCTGCACTAAAAACGCTCGGCGAATGGCGACTTCGTTCATGCTGGCCTCACCACAAGCCCGCCAACGGGCCCAGAGAACAAAGAAAAAGCCGCATCAGTTGCGGCTTGGCGAGATGGGAAGGGGAGGCTCACCACGGAGCCTAGCTTGTAGATGAACATGGGGGCTCCTTGGTGTTGACCAGCTCTCCATCCATGTAGAACGGATGGCGCCAACCTTTGATCATTTGCTTAAAGGCCCGGGCTCCCTTGCAGCGCAGATCGCGCTTGCCGAACTCATTGCCCTCTGGGTCACGCCACTGGCGGGTATAAAAAACTCGGTCTTCGTAGCCGGGGATGCTTACGCGCTGGACTTCGTTGATAAGCATGTGCCCCCAGTCATCAGCGGCATAACCACCCTCATCCCACGCGCCTTCCAGTTCCCGCAGCTTGCATCCAGGCAGCCAGTCTGCAACCTCTCCATGCCCCACATACCGGAACGGCACCTTGATTTCGTGGATCGTCATTGCGCCTCCTTTACTTGGCGGCTAGGAATCCGAGCCTCCCAGGCATCACAGGGATTGGGCGCATCCTCGGCTAGCTCATAGTCGCTTTCGAGATAGTTATCGACATCAGCCATGACAGAGCAGCAGGCAGCGCACCATCGGTAGCGCATGAAGTCACCGAACTTGGCAGCCATGCTGCGCACTCGCTCGCCAGGATTAATCTCCTGTGCGCAGTGAGAGCAAGGGCCAGCCTTGCGGGCTGTCACCATCTTGTTGGACAGGATGGAATCTCCGGGCTCGCCAAAGTCACCTTCAAAGGGATCGAAGTTCAGGATGGCGCGCTCATCGGCGCAGGCTTGGTTCTCACTCGTCATCTTCAACCCCCTCGATCTCGTTGCAAGTTTCGATGAAGCGATCGCCACCGCCAGGCACGCGTCGGCCAAGGCGATCGGCGCATTCCCGAAGCTCATGGATCAGCAGCTCCTGGTTGTTCATGAGAGTGCGAATCCGCTCCTCCCTTTCTTCCAGAACCGGGTCGGGCCGGTCGTCGTAGTCACTGGCGAAGTCCCAGCGCGCTTGCCCGCGCTCAAACGCTTGGAAGTTGGATGAGTTGCGCATGGGCGCCTCCAGATGTAAAAAACCGCCCGAAGGCGGCAAAAGCGCAGAATGTTCTAGAAACTGCGCTGAGTGGTCGTGAATAGATTGGCCAGGGTTGGCTGCTTCTATGAATAGGGGGTGGGCTTCTACTGAAGCTCTGCATCAATGGCTGCTGCAATGTCCCGCATAAGTTGCTCGCGCGCACCCTGCATCTGGCTCGCATCGGTCACTGCAAATCGCTTGCTGCTTACTGAGAAGAATCTGCCATCAACGTTAACGTTGACCTTTATGCAGCGATCACCCTTGTTTTTCTGGGCTCGCTCAACTGGAGCAGGCGGGGCGTAGCATCTGTTATCCGCCACCGACGGGCCGTCGCCGCTGAGGAGTTGCGACTTCAAATCAGCAAAGTCCTTGCCTCTCTCCCGCGTAGCCCGATTGAGCCAGGCGCCAGTGGTGGGCCAGAATTCAAACGGTGTGGGCACGTTGGTGGTGAAGAAGCTGACACCATCCTTTGTTGAGTATTCGACGCCGAAACCGGTCAACTCTTTGAGCCTGCTTTCTTTGTCACGCTCCTTGCTTTTTCTCATGGGAACCATGTGCATTCCTTTGAATAGGGGATGGTGGCCGGTTGCTTGTCCGGCTTGGCCCAGTTCGAGATACGTCCGCTCGACCGCGTGCCCGGGTTCAACTATCACGCTGCGCATCGCAACTGCGCATTCACCATCGAGGGGTGGCACTGTTTCAGGGCAATTGCCCCTAACCTCGGCGTCGCAATCCGCTTGGAGGCTCACTCGTTTGCGATAGTGGCAATGCCACCTCTTGATGGCCCTCTTTAGAGGAGTGCCCAAAGCATCAAATCATCTGAAATGATGCTCTTGGGGTGCTTATGAGGTTGCCTTGGCGGGGTCTGGATACTGGGCAAGTAGATCGTCCAGGGTTGGAGGCTTTTCGCCCCCATAGCAGCCTTGAAGCCCCCGCCACAACCTGGCGATTAGTTCTTCGTCCACCTCGGCGCAGGCAACGTAATCGAGTATTTCAACGCAAAGGTTGATAATTTGTTCGTGACTAAGCTGGTCAGCAATGTCGTCTGCAGCCACTTTTGCATGGACTCTGACGTTAAGTATGGTTGGCTGCTCCATCTTCATCCTTCCGCGCCTGTGCGCATAAATTGAAAACGCCCTGAGTAGGGCGCTTGGGGGTTAGGACAGAATGCTCTTGGCGTATTCCTGCAGGCCGTTGCCGCCGTTGCGGTGCAGATCCTTGGCCGCGTCTACTTGCCAGCTGTCGGCGCTGAACATCTGCTTGATGGCCCGCAGTGGGTGATGGATGCGCAGGGGTGGCAGCGCGGCGTAGGCTGCGTCCTTGATCTTCTTGCGTGCGCTGCGTGGGTCTTGCTTGTTTGCCATGTGGGACCGCCTCCTTGCGGTGTGAGTAAAAAAACGAAACCCTCGCGTGGAGGGCTTTGGTTTTCGCCCTACACATAGGGCAGATAACATGGCATGCCTACTGGAGAACTGCCATGTGGAAATGTGTGTCTTGCGGACTGTTTGTGATGTTCCAAGCTGCCGAACCCGAGATTGATGAGGAGGGTTGCTACTTCATCTGTCAGGGGTGCGGGCATCGCAACAAGCTGGTCAACGTTGGCCAAGGCGAATTCATCGATCTCGCCCAGCCCGTTGAGAAGTGATTTCCCTCTGATGTCGCCCAGAGGGGAGCGCCGATTGCTCGGTGGACTTTTCTGCTCTTGGAAATTCCAGTTTTCCTCGGTCTGCCGACCGCTCCGTGTACCCGCTTTGGGGACTGGAGACGCTGCACTGCGCGCCGATTGCTCGGCTATTGCTGCTATATG